GTGCATCTATGCCGTGTAGGGCAGTTCATTACGACCGCAGGCCAGAAGTACGCTATTGATGACCATCTACTTATCGGCCGAAATCTACAGGAAGTACTGAACACTAGCCTTGATCCGACCATTACCAGTATGCCAAGAGACTTAAATCTGTATACTGCACGTACTAAGTGGGGAATCTATGACGGTACATGGATACGGCTCAGAGACGGTAAGCAGTTTAATGCCACAAAAATAGCTACTGAGATTGCTAACATTAGCTGGTTAGAACAGCGTATGAATGCTAACGGCAACCCTGTACAAAAGGTGATCAAGCTTAAAGATGCGTATGAAGAATGGACCAAGCGGCTGAGTCTAAAGGGAATGGGGTTATATCCTCAGTACCAAGGTCAGAACCTCACGCCTGAAGGTCAGTATAACTTTATGAAGGAATGGAAATACGAACCGATAGAAGGTGACTGCAAGCCTTGGCTTGACTGGTGTCAGTACTTCTTTCAGGATGCTCCGGAGTTTGAGTCTTACTTTCATGACTGGGTTGCGAACATTATTCAACGGCCTTGGTGCCGTAACAACACTGCCATACAGATTATCAGCAATGAGCAAGGCATTGGTAAGTCGTTCACCACCGGCTGGATTGCTAAGATGATTGGTGACATGGCTATCTCTATCGGCCCTGACCAGATCTTTAGAAAGTTTAATGCGCATTTAGCTAACAAGATCTATGTGACTGTGGACGAGCCTAGCTCTGATAATGAAGATCATGCAGACTTTCTTAAAGATTTGATTACCGGAGACACAGTGACCATGGAAGGGAAAGGGGTCGATGCTATAGTCTTTGATAACTACATTAACTATGCATTCACTACCAACCGACCAAAGGTGACCAAAATGAGCACAGAGTCGAGACGTGAGGCTGTGTATATACCGTCAACACTTGATGCCGCACAATGCCATGTGCTTATTCAACAGGTCAAAGCATGGTGTGAGGATGAGCAAGGTTTCGAGCAGATGATGTGGTTCTATAAAACACGAAATATCGAGAACTTTGACCACAAGGCACCTGCACCAATGACTCACCACAAGGAAGAAGTGATTAAGGCAGGCAGATCGGCATGGGTACAGTTTGCAGAGGAAGTTTATGACTGGGTCGAAAGAGAGCTAAATGGTGTAGCAGCCATCAGTAAGCAACACATGAAAGTCCTGATTCAGCACTTTGACTATGAGTCTGCACGGCTATCTCAGCACAATGTGAACAATGCGTTTAGAGAGTATTTCAATGTCGAGCAGTCAAAATTAGTGAAGACTGGTACCTCGACGATCAGGTGTCTTGTGGTATCAAAAAAGAGAACTACATTTTCTGGGAACTACTCAGATGTATACTCTGATACTGCGAAGGCCATCGCTGAGCTAATTAAGAGCGACGGATCATTCTGATGAGCTTTGAAATTGATACTTGATACCGAGTTGATACCGATCTCTTGATGCTGAGTATAACTAGTATCATAGTATCAAAGTATCATATATATATTGAAAGGAAATAAAAAGGGGTAAAAAAGAAATTGATGGACGCGTGCGCACGCGGGAGCTTGATACTATTAACATTTTTATGAAAGTTGTGTAGAATCGCCATATGACTGCAACGACACCCACTACAACCTCAACTAGCACCACAACGGTCGATGCTACAACTACTCCAGCTACTCCGAAGCCTGTCGGTCGACCGACAAAATATGATCCTGCATTTTGCGATAAAGCGCGAGAGTTAGGTGCTATGGGCTATAGCAAAGAGATGATTTCGGCTGAGCTTAATGTAGGCTGGAATACGCTCAACCTATGGGCTGATAATCATCCAGATTTTATGGCGGCCTTGGAAGAAGCTAAGACATTGGAAATGGTGTTCTTTGAAAAGCTTGCCCTTATGCACCTTGTGGAAAGGCCGCAGGGGGATAGACTTAATACAGGGCTGTGGTCACGTAGTATGGCAGCCAGGTTTCCTAAGAAATATCGCGAAAACTCCAAGATGGAAGTTGTGGGCAAAGATGACGGCCCAGTACAGATTGACACAGTGCATGACATCGGCACTGGTCTCGTAAACGATTTACTAGCTATTCGACAAAAAGACGCAGACAACGATAAATGATCACGGCAGAAGCCGCCAACGAGTTTGAGCAAAAACTCAGGGCGCACCCGGAACTCAACAACATGTCGCTGGAGTACAGGGCGGCATTTACAGCACGTACAAAGTGGCTATACACAGCATCAAAGCACCAAGTACCGCCTAGCGGAGATTGGTGGGACATATGGCTGCTCTTAGCCGGTCGTGGCGCTGGCAAAACACGGTGTGCTGCAGAATGGACATGGGCACATGCGTGGTACGCGAAAGAACCGATTCGGTTGTTGGTCTCGGCACCGACTTCCGGTGACGTTCGAGACGTGTGCTTTGAGGGCGACTCGGGGCTATTAAGTGTCTGCCCATCTGAGATTATCGAGAACTACAACAAGTCGCAACACGAAATCACGCTTAAAAACGGCTCTATCATCAAAGGCATTCCTGCGTCTGAACCGGAACGCTTTCGTGGTCCACAGTTTCATGGCGGCTGGCTGGACGAGCTAGCTGCTTGGCACTACCTTGATGATGCATGGGCCATGCTGCAGTTCGGTATGCGTCTCGGTTCACACCCACAGATCATTTGTACCACGACACCGAAACCTAAGCCACTGATCATGGACTTGGTAGAGCGTGACGGAGATGATGTAGCCTACACAATGGCTACCACGTATGACAACATACACAACCTTGCGCCTACTTTCCAAAAGCAGATATTACAGTACGAAGGCACTAGTCTCGGCCGCCAAGAGATTTATGCCGAGATCATCGATCCTGAAGAGTCAGGCATCGTTAAGCGCAACTGGTTTAAGCTCTGGGATGCTGATAAACCATTGCCACAGTTTCAGTATGTCATTCAGTCGTATGACTGCGCCACGTCCGACAAAACCAAGAACGATCCAACAGCTTGCGTGGTGCTAGGCATCTTTAAGCCAAGTCCGGACAAGCCTATGTCTGCGATGCTGATTGACTGTTGGACTGAGCATATGCAATACCCCGAACTACGACCACGAGTCATTGATGAGTCTACCTCGATCTACGGCGATGAGGACGAGTTCGGCCACGGTAAGAAAGTTGATCTGATTCTGATCGAGGACAAGTCAGCTGGCATTAGTCTGATTCAAGACTTGCAAAGAGCTGGGCTCAATGTACGAGCATACAACCCAGGAATGGCAGACAAGATGCAACGGCTTAACATAGTCAGTTCGCTGATTGAACGCGGCTTGGTCTACCTGCCTGAATCACAGACTACGCCTGGAGCAGCAAGGTCATGGTGTGAGCCATTCATTAGTCAGATCTGTGCATTCCCTGAAGTGCGGCATGACGACCTCGTTGATGCATTGACACAAGCTTTAAGAATTTTACGTGATATGGGTTTTCTTACGTTGGATTATTTGTATAATGACACAGACAAATACGTCGACGACTTACAACCTCGGAGGGTTAACCCCTACGCAGTATGACAGCCATTTACGACCATCTAGGCAATTATCTCGGAGACGACGGTAACCCTGAATTTTCGACAACAGTGCCACTTGACCAGATGCGTTATGAGCTGTCAAGAATGCCACTAAGACCTGACGGCTCTGATGTGCCATACACAATGCAAGAAGTTCGTAGTATGCCGGCACCAGCTCCTGTTCCTGAGCCGCCAAGACCGTACTCAACAGCTACGAATGTTGCACAAGCAGTAGCCGATCGCTTAGGGATCTCAGCAATACCACAAGCAGCGCTAGGAATGATTTCAGGGTTGCCTGCAGCTGTTGCCAAAGAGCTCGGTTATCCGCAAGCGGCCGAAGCGCTACAGTACACGCCAACTTCAAGAGCGGGTATGGATATTTTAGAAGCAGGCGCTGCGGCGCCACAAGCAATTACAGGTTCGCACATGGGCTTTGGTCCGCTTGCCGAGTACTGGGTTCCTAAGAGCGGATTTGGACTACAAAGTCGACCAGTGTTATCGCCTTCTGATGTTCAAGTACTTGGCGGTCGAGCAATTGCTCGTGGCCGTGAAGTGGCAGCCATTCCTGAAGACTTTAGAGCTGCTCAAGCAGGTTTACGGAGAGAAAGTGATCT